AGCGGCACACAATCGGGCGCTGCGATCGCTTTCCAAGCGCGACAACGAACAGGCGGAACTCGTGGAGGCGGTCTACCGCGCCGCGAAGGATGCCGCACTCGGGATGAAGATCCCTTCGGTGCCGACCCCGAAAGCGTCTGGCAAGAAGGGCGTCGCAGAGACGCTCGTCATCAGTCTCGGCGACTGGCAGCTCGGCAAGAACTCAGAGACCTACAACATCGAGGTGGCGAAGCAGCGCATTGACCTGCTCGCCCAGAAAGTCGCGCGGCTCATTGAGTTGCACGGCGTGCCGGTCAACGAGATCCAATGCGCGCTGCTCGGCGACTTCGTGGAGTCCGACGGCAACATCTTCCCAAGCCAAGCCTACGAGGTGGAGCAGGGCGGCCTGTATGTCCAGATCTTTGAGGGCGCATCTATGCTCGCTCAGTTCGTGCGCGCGATGGCTTCGCTCGCACCGAAGGTCACCGTTCGCGGTGCAATCGGCAACCACGGCAGGCTCGGACGCTTCGGCGATCACAGCAACGAGAGCAACGCTGACGCGATCCTGTACCGCGTGGCGAAGGATCTCGTGAAGGCAGAGAAGCGCATTGACTGGAAAGAATCGCTGACGATGGGCGGTCGGCACTGGTACGACACGCTGGATCTGCCAGGTGGCAAGACGGCGATGATCGTCCACGGCGATCAGTTCAGAGGCGGCGCATTCGGTCTGCCGTACTACGCCATCGCGAAGCGCGCGCAGGGCTGGAACCTGAGCGTGCAACCCTTTGACTTCCTGCTCTACGGGCACTGGCATACGCCAGCGCGACTCGTCTTGAGCGACGGAGCACACACGGTCTGGGGCAACGCCAGCATCGAGTCGTCCAATCGCTACGCGCAGGAGTGGCTCGCTGCATCTGGCACGCCAGCTCAGTGGGCGATCTTCTTCGGCAAGGATGGCCCGACGGCTGAGTATCTGGTGCGGCTTGATGGTCACGGTCGCAAAGCGCCGTGATCCGCAGACCTGCGATGTCTGCGAGGAGCCATCTGAAAGGGTCTACGCCTTCGGCGCGCTGATCCTCGGCATTGACCTTCGCACCGGCGATCAGATCGTCAACGAACACCGCATCTGTTCTGGCTGCCTTGAAGTCTTGGTTGACCTCGTGCTCCACGATCAGATCCCTCCCGATTGACTACGCCTCTGCCTTCGGGCAGGGGTCTAGGGCTGGAGGTGGCTGGGCGCGAGCCTCCCGCTGCCTGACCTCCTCCAGCCCGCCACACCCTGTTTCGTGCGTGAAATGGGGTGTTGACAAGGGGATTGGTACGGGCGTACGATTGACCCACGAGGAGGGAAGACAGCCCTCCCGAAGATCTAGGAGGTCAAAATGAACAAGAAGATGGTTCTCACAAAGGCAGACCGACAATACATCGCCGGCTGGTTCTCGTTCTACAAGGAATGCACCTCGATTCGTTTCGCTGGCTATCTCATCACGCGAGAGATCGCGCAGCCGTGGATCAAGCGATACAACTTGGCGGTGCGCTGATGAGGACGATGATCTTGGACGCACTCGCACTCGTAGCATTCATCGCGTCAATGATTCTGCTCCTAGCAGTGGGGTCAATGCGATGAACGACAAACTGAATCTTGACGATCTGTTCGTCGTCATCGGACAGGATGACGAAGTGAACGCGAAGGTGAAGAAGGCACTCGTCGCAAAGATTGCAGACGAATGGGAAGGGCCTTACAAGCCCAAGCCCGCGAAGCGCCGTAAGGCGAAGAAGGAGGCAAAGTGAAACTCAACCGCAGAACCCAGCCGCTCGTCTACACGCGAGTGGCGATGAAGCCCAAGACCGAAGTGCAGCGCGACCGTGAGGAGCAGGATGCGCTCCTGCGCGATGCCGTGCTGCTCGCGTACGCCTTTGGCTTTCTGATCTTTCTGTTCTTGGTCATCCGCTAATGCCGGTTTACGAATACCGCTGCGGTGATTGCGGGGCGCGTGAGGAGCATACGCACTCAATCAAGGAGATCTACAACCCGAGGTGCGCCAAGTGTGGGCGCTGGATGCGGATGGTCTACACGCCCGCCGCATCGGTGTTCATCGGCGAGGGCTGGGCAAAGAAGGATCGCGCAAAGAAAGAGGGCAAGTGAGGCACGCATCGTTCTTTAGCGGCGTTGGCGGTCTTGACCTCGGCTTTGAGCGCGCTGGCATTGAGACGGTCAGCGTCAGCGAGATTGACCCATACGCCAACGCGGTGTTGGCAGAGCGATTCCCAGACGCTCCGAATCTGGGAAGCATCACGGAGGTGGACGCTAATGACATCCCAGAAGCAGACATCTGGTCAGGCGGTTTCCCCTGTCAAGACCTCAGCGTCGCTGGCAAGCGAGCTGGATTCGCAGGCAAGCGAAGCAGCCTTGCCTTCACCTTCCTTGACCTTGTGGAGCAGCGACGACCTCGGTGGCTTGTGCTGGAGAATGTCCCTGGGCTCTTCAGTTCCAACAACGGCGCTGACTTCGGACGCCTTCTCTATGAAATGGAACAACTCGGGTATGGCGTATCGTGGCGAACTCTGGACGCTCGATACTTCGGAGTCGCCCAGCGACGCCGTAGAGTGTTCATTGTCGCAAGTCTTGAATCCGACCGCGCCAGCGAGGTTCTCCTTGAGTGCGAAGGCTGCGAGCGGCATCCTTCGCCGAGCCAACCGCAGAGGCAAGGTGCTGCCAGCGGCGCTCCAGACGGCTCTGGAATCGCTGGCGCAATCACCAGACGCTTCAGCAAGGGAGTCAATAGCACCATTGACGAGCCGCTCATCGTCAGTCAGGCGCCTGACTCCGACAGAGTGCGAGCGGCTGATGGGCTGGCCCGACGGCTGGACAATCAGCAAAGCGTGGCACGCAAATCGTCGTTCGGACACTACGAAATGACTGAACAGGCTGCAACCCTGAAGTCGTCAGGCGGAGACATCGGAGGCGGCAGCGAGAACCTTGCGATGACTGGCTACCAGACGCGAGCGGACGAGAAGAACGGCAACTTCAGCATTGCCGAGGCTGAGGTGGCGAACTCACTCTCAGCTCTCTGGCCTGGCGACACGAGCCACCGCTCAATGACGTTGGTTGCCCCAAGCGAGTCAATCGTTTCATTCCCAAGTGCATACAGTCGACAGCCAACAAAGTTCAACGATGTGGCTGACCCTCTAACCCTTAGCGCAGGGGCGCCAGCAGTCTTCCGCAAGTCAGCGCGAGCGAAGACGAACGAGGACTCAGAGACTTGGGTTGAGGGAGATGTTGCCAACACGCTCAACTCGTTTGATGTGGGCGATGTTCGGACGACTCACGCCATCGTAGGTGGCACAACCGACGAGGATGATCTGCTCCCAGTTGGGCTGGACTCGCACCGCTACCGATGCTGCGGCAACGGCGTGGTCGCTCCAGTTGCTGAGTGGATTGGCTGGAGAATCGTAGAAGTAGACCGCCGCTGGCGGGAGGAGGAGGCAAAGTGAGCAATCGGTACGAGTTCGTGAAGGCAGAACAGCGCAGCCCTGAGTGGTTCGCACTTCGGGCTGACGGCATCACGGCAACGGAGGCGGCGGTCATCGCCGGTCTCTCGCCGTACAAAACTCCGTATGCGCTGTGGGCAGAGAAGCGTGGAGCCTACACGCCTGATCCAGTCGGGCCAGCCGCCGTGCGCGGCATCCTGCTCGAGAGCACGGTCGCGGAGTTCTATGAGATGGAGACAGGGCGTGAGCTGCGACGAAGCAACGGCATCGTGAGGCTCAAGGACATCCCGTGGGTGATGGCATCGCTGGATCGCACCATCGTCGGCGAGGAGGGGCTGGTTGAGATCAAGACGAGCACCTCGCCGCGCTGGAGCCTGTATCCCGTGCCGCCCGAGGTAGAAGCCCAAGTGCAATGGCAGATGTTCGTGACAGGCGCACCGTGGGTGGATGTGGCAGCCCTCTTGGGCGGCCTCGTCTTCCGCATTGAGCGCGTGGTTGAGGACTTTGAGTTCCAGACGCGGCTCTACCAGAAGGCAATCGCCTTCAGGGATTGCGTGATGAACGGCACGCCACCGGCGCTGCAAGGGGAGGACTCGGACGCGCTGGCTGCGGTGATCCCGTGGTCAGGCGCCGATGAGTTCGCGCAGGCGAACGATGGCATCGAGCGCGTGGCTGCGCTCTACGCCGAGAAGCAGTACGAGTCCAAGTTGCTGGATCAGGAGTTGCAGAATCTCGCGATCTCACTCAAGGAGGCGATTGGCGAGAAGGCAGGCGTCTACGGCGAGGGCTGGCAGGCCACTTGGAAGCAGAACAAGCCAACCGTCAAGACGGATTGGGAGGCGGTGGCAGAGGTCGCAAAGGCGGTCGCGCCGGACACCTACGAGTTGGCGCTCAAGACGCACACCGTAGAAAAGCCTGGGGCACGGGTCTTCAGGTTCAAGACAGAGGAGGTGGACAAGTGAGCAAGACCGCAGCGCAGATCGCCATAGAGCTGGAGGCTCCATTTAGCGACAAGGACCTCAAGCATCGCCCTGGACGAGCAGGGATGACCTTCACATATGTTGACGCTCGGGCCGTCGCCCAGCGCCTCACCGATGTGCTGACCATCGGGGGATGGCAGTTCAAGAACAAGCCGATTGACCTCGCCAAAGGCGTCGTCAAAGGCAAGTTGAAGATTCTTGTCGAGGGTGTGTGGATGACGCACGAGGACAACGGCTACCCAAACTCTGCTCAGGATGACGAGCCGCTCAAGAGTGCAGCCTCAGATGCGCTCCGCAGGTGCGCCGCCCAGATCGGGGTCGGCAGGAGCCTCTACAGCCCAGAGAGGGGTCAGGCCCCAGCACGCGCGGCAGCGCCCGTCAGAAGCCCGCAAATGGGCACGCCAGAGGCTTCTGTGAGGCCATCAGACGATGACATCTTGGCGGCACAGGCGGCGATCATCTTCGCGCAGGGGGTGACCGATGATGCCTGCTCGCACGGCGAGGCGTGGCAACTCAAGCCAGGCGGCGTGAGTAAGGCGAGCGGCAAGCCGTACCAGCCATTCTGGGCGGCGAGCCACAAGGCTCCTGACGGCTCGTGGTGCAAGGAGAAGCCGAGCATCAAGTGGATCGCAGGCAAGAGCGCACCGACACCGAAACTCGTGCCAGAGGACAGCCTGGACGAGATCCCGTTCTAGACATCTACGGCGGGTTGGGCGACTGTCTC